GTTTTGCAACTGGTAGAGGATTAGAAGAACTAGGTGCATCTATGTCATTAATGATTAGAGAATATCATACAGTAATGTCTGATTCTATAGAGATGATAGATGCTAAAAGATTAGAGTGGGATCAGAAAATGTATGGTGGTAAGACTAAAGCATTATCTGGTTATATGAATAACACTTTTTATTCTGAAACTTATAATCCTGAAACAGATATTGCTGATAGTTTTAAGACACGCAGAGTGTATGGTGCTATGGCTGGTTATGATGAACCACAAAAGATTGTTACAGGTTTACAGTTACTACAAGCTGGAATTATTGACAGACAAACTCTACAAGAGAACCTTGATGGTTTAGATAACTTAGTAAGAGTAAATGACAGAATTACAAAAGAAAAAGCAGAGAAAGTTTTATTTGATTCATTATTAGCACAAGCCCAACAGGGTGATGTAAAGGCAACTATGGCTGTTGTACAGATAAGAAAAAATCCAGATAATATGCAAAACATATTGGATAAATTCTTTACAGCAGAAGAACCAGAGATGTCAATGCAAGAACAAGAATTGCTTGGGGGTGCGACTTTACCACCACAAGGTCCACCACCAGGCATAGCACAGTTGTTAGCAGGAATGGGTGGCTAATGTCTATCAATAAAAAGTTTGAAGAAATAGTTAATTTCTGTCTTGATGATGTAGATGAAGTTGGTGATGATATTATTTTTGAACAATCAATTAGTGAAAGAGGTACTAGGATATTCAGAGATCAGATGCCACCAATGGTGTTTCCATTTGGTTATATGATAATCAGTTCAACCTTTATGTATTATGATGATGAGGAGAATGAAGATGGCTACGAGGAGTTCTAGTAACAAAGGTACAGATAGGAGAGCCTTGAATGTACCACCACCAGCAAGAAATACACAAGATAATACACAAGCTGTTAGAAGAATACCTGGTATGGAATATGGTGAACAAAAAGAATTAGTTGAACAACAACAAGCTGCACCATTACCTAAAGCAGGTGTTCCACAAGCACAACCTCAAAGACCAAGGCGACCAATGCCTAATATAGATGTTTTTGGTTCAACACAAAGACCATCAGAACCTGTTACAGCAGGATTACCATTTGGTCCAGGAGCAGGACCTATGCAACCACCAGAACAAAATGTAAATGATTTAATATATCAGATGTACGCTATGACAGGAGACATAGCATTACTTCAGTTGGTGGATTTTGACTAATGGTCATTAAAAATTTTGGTTTTGATGATGACTTGTTTGATGACAACTTCCAATTAGAGTTACAATCTAAACAAGATGTATCTCCAGTAGTTTCACAAGAAGAAGCAGAAAGAGCAGCAAGTATTGCAAACTCTTATCCTAACTTACCAGCTAGTGTTATTGCTGCTGCTGCAAAAATGGGATTAGGTTTTAATGACAATAGATTAACTGATATTGCTAAAAAAATAGAACTACAAAGAGAAACACAGTTTAATAAAATTAAAAGATTTGTTGGAGAAAACCCATTAGCTAATCAAGTAAAGAACAATAGATTTTTTCAAGTTATTGGTAGTCCTATAGACAATATACTTAAACCAACAGTTAGAGGTGCTGTTACAGGATTTGTAGATATATACGAAGCTATATTTCCTGCACTTGCTAGAGCAGAAGAATTACAAGACCAAAATCCAGATATGTCTTTTAGTGATGCTTACAAACAAGCAGTTAAGGGTACATTAAGAACTCCTAAAATGTTGGAAGCAATTAGATCAGGCGAACAATTTGATTTGGGTAGAGGTTGGTTAAAACTATCTACTGACCCTTCTGATACAGATGAATACAAAAGATTAGTTGCATCAGGTTATGACCCAATACAAGCAAGACAATATGTATTAGATAATGTACTTGGAGAACAAATAGATGTTGAAGCTAGAGAGACAGCAGAAAACATTGTACAGTTTCAAGGTGAATTAGGTCAGCAATTTAAAAATGCAGGACTTAATCCTTCTGTATCTCCTGGTAGAAAAGTATTTCAAGAATTAGGTTTATATGAATTGTACGAACCTGGAACTAAACAAGCACAGTTTGCTACTGGTGCATTAGACTTTGGTTTTCAAATAGCATCACCAGAAAACTGGGTAACACTAGGTATTGGTCAAGCAAGACAAGCTAGTAAAATGTTTAAAGCAGCAGAAGTTTTAGATGATGCAGGTGTAATTACAAGAGGTATAAGAAGTACATTTCACGGACCAACATTACAACAATATCTTGCAGGTAAAAAAGGTAAAGAGTTTAAACAGTTATTATTTGAAAATGCAGACAATCCTTTTGAAATAATAACTCGTACAAAACAATCAATAACTGATGCAGGTTTTTTTGCAGATTTAAAGAAAACAATAAAAGATAATAACTTAACAACATATGATAAAAATGCAGAAAAAATATTAGATGATTTCTTATCAGAAAAAGTGATAAGAGAAGGTTTAGATAAAGCAGAAGGTGTTGGATCAGCAAGATTAATTGATGCTTCCAATATGTATGTACCACAAGTTATTCGTGGTAATGGATTACAAAAAGCTATGCAATTATATTTTGCACCATCATTTGGAAGATTAGTAGATGCTAATGATTCTGCTGGAGCATTAAGAGATTTATATAGATTTGGTTTACAATCTAAAGCGTTCTTAAAAGAATCAGCAGAAGGAACTAACCTTGCTAATAAACTATTAAATAATGCTATAGATGCTTATGGTAAAGGTGGCGACATTGGTGCAAGTTTAAACAAAGTTGTAGCAGACTGGCTTGAAGGAGATATGTATAAAGCATTAGTTGATTCAGGTGTAAAAGAATCTGTAGCAAAAGCAGCTACTAAGATAAGTAGAAATTTTTCAGATGATGCTACTGAAGCAGCCAATATGAACAAAGGTGTTTATGGTATTGATGGTCAAGGAAATAAATTTCCTATTAATGAAGTATTAAGAGCTAATGGAGTAGACCCTGAAACTGCTAATGATGTTTCAAGAGCTTTGTTTAGCACACAAATAAACAATACAATATATTTACCAGAACTTAATAAAGTAATAAAGGCATCTAATCAGATGACAAAAAACTTACAAGGCAATATGACAAAACTTGTAGATCAAATTGGTGGAGAGAAGTCAGAAGCATTTATACAATTTTTAGATTGGTATAACTCTGACATATTCAAACCACTTGCTTTGTTAAAACCAGCTTGGACTGTAAAAGTTATTGGTGAAGAACAAATAAGACTTGCAGCAAGAGGTTTAACATTTGCACCATTAGCACCAATACAGATAGTTGCTAGAATGTTTGGTCGTTCTGTTGGTACAGAAGATGCAGGAAAACTTAGAAAAGGTGTTGATCCATTACTACCTAGTGAAGCAGCAGGTGGTTCTTTTGCATCAGATTTAGCGTATCAAGATGCTCTAACAGGATTAAACAATGTAAGAACAATGAGAAGAAAAGTAGTAAATCCTGGTAAATGGAGAACTTTAGGTAAAGGAGAATCAGAGTACAATCAAGCAGTAATAAGAACTATATATCAAATGATTAATGATGATGCAGTTGTTGATTTAGCAAAAATAGAAGCATCTGCTTTATCACCATTACAAAAGCAACAAGAATATAGAAAACTTGCAGATAGATTAAAAAATGGAGATTTAAAAGAAAGACTTGCAAAAGTTGTAGGAGAAGAATCACATCCATTTCATAAAGCACTTCAATCAGATGAAGTTGCTTTAGAGTATGTATATTATTTAAGAGCCAATCTTAATCAAGGACTAGGTGGCAAAGTTGTTGCAGATGAAGCAACAAGTGCATTGAATTGGGTACAAGATTTAGCTAATCAACAATTATTAGAAATGGTTGCTAATCAAGGAAAATTTATAACAAAACAAGGTAAGCAAATGGATTTCTTTTCAACTGCTGCTATTGCCAAAAACAAAGCAAAAGCTGAAAAAGTTAAAAAGAAAATTGGTGATAAGGATTTTGAACAAATAGCTGATGATTACATTAAAGGCAAAATAACTGATGAGGATTTAAAAGTTGTTGCACCTTTATTTAAAGAAGCACAAGATGATTTAGTTAATGCTTTTATAGGAACTTATTATGATGAATTACCTTCTATAACTAGAGGATTTGTAGACCCAACATTTAAAACTGAAGGTCTATATGAAAAAACAATTAATAACGCCTTTCAAGTTTTAATGTCAGTACAAACAAATAAATTATCACGATCTCCTGCTTTTAGAAGATTGTATTGGAAGCGTGTATCAGAAACTATAGAGTTTTTAGGTAAAGATGCTAGAGATGAAATGATTAATATTGCAAATACTTCATTAAAAGAATTTACTAAGTATGACCCAATATTAGATGGTTACTTAAAAAAAATAAATAGTGCAGGATATTCAGGACCTAAAGAAGCTATCACAGATGTACAGCTTTATGACAAGATGATTGCTTCTGATGCTTTGACACAAACTAAAAAACTACTTTACGATATATCAGAACGAACAGTTGTTGGTGATTCACTTAGATTTGCTTTTCCTTTCTTAGAAGCATATCTTGAAATCTTTAAAACTTGGTCAGACATTACGAATAAAGCTGGTGGAAAAAACTTAGTCAATCTTAACAAGCTAGTACAAAGTGGTAGTGAGCCTAACCCACTAGCAGACCCAACAGGACAAAGAGGGTTCTTTTACACTAATCCAGTTAATGGAGAAGAAGTATTTGCTTATCCTGGAACAGGATTAATACAAAAATGGATGTTTCCTGAATTACAAGATACAGGAGTAGAAGCATCATTCCCTGTGTATGTGTCATCTGTAAACTTAGTAGCAGATGTTATGCCTGGTGTAGGTCCTATTATCAGAGTTGCTGCTAGTTATTTAAGAAAAAACTTTCCAGAGGAAAGTGTTATTAATCAATTTATATTTGGTGATTTCGTACCACCTAGTGGTTTTGTAGAAGGCGTAGCACCATTCCCTGCTTGGCTTAAAAAGTTTTATCAAGCATATAAAGGTGGTGGAACAGGTAGTGCAGACTTGAATAGATTATTTAATAATACAGTTATTGATACTTACAAAGCATTGATATATGCAGGTGCTATTGATGATAGTACACCAGAAGGTGCAGAACAAGGACTAGAACTTGCAACAAATTATGCAAGAAAAATATTTGTTATTAGAGGTGCATCACAATTATTAGGACCAACAGGTGCTGCTTCTCCATTATGGTCTGTAACAGAAAAATCAGGTAAATCATTATTTATTGAATCATTAGCAGATACTTATAGAGATTATAAAGCTGCTGCTAATGGAGATGACTATATGGCAACACAAAGATTTATACAAGAGTTTGGTGTTGATCCAACAGCTATGCTTACTTCTAAATCTAGGTCAGTAGTTGCTAGACCACAAACTGTATTTAGTTCTGAATGGGCAAGACAAAATAAAGATTTATATGATGACTTTAATGCTACTGCATTTTATTTAACACCAACAGATATAGATAATGAGTTTAGTTATGATGCTTACCTTAACGCATTACAAGAAGGAACATTAGCACCAAGAACACCTGAACAATGGGTACTAGCAAAGAATAGACTGTTAGGTTCTATTGCTTATGAAAACTTCTTGCGTAATACAAAAGTTGGTGGAGTAACACTTATGAATACAAATACTAAAACTGCACAGCTTCTTAAATGGACAAAGCAATCACAGTTAATGAATCAATATTGGGGTTATGGACAAGATGCAGGTTTTGAAGTAGATAAACCAGATACAGATTTCTTATTACAAGAAATGGGTGGACAAACTTATTT